CGTCAAGGTCTTGCGGCGTGATAGTAGTACCACGAGCATACGCCTTAACAGTGATTTCGGGTTCCTTGATAATCTTAACGGAGTCACCCATCTGAGCAATCTCACCGAAGTAATCGGAGTTAGTGATTGCTTCACAAACAGCGGCCTTGCGGAAAGCAAGCTGCACCTGTTTGCTGTAAATGACGGGCGAAAAATTACCGTTAGGAAGATTACCATAACCACTAGCAGTAGTGAAAGCCATGATTTTCTCCTCATTTGGCATTTAACAGATGCAAACTCACCAGACTATTCAGAGGCTGAATTACTATGGGTGCGTATCAAATCTAGTTGGCCTACCAGATTTTTCAACGGGCCACGTGCTTCAGGTGATCCGTAAGACTAGGGTTGTTTGCGTAATCAGTATACGCAGGTAGCGAACCCACGTATACTTACGTGACTATAGTTATACTTACAAATAACTATTTGTCAACAGTTTTTTATCGGGCTGATCCCGACACGTCATAGACAAACTTTCCTGATCGGATAGCTTCCATGATTTCGTCAGAACGCTTTTCGTACTCTTGTGAACTCATACGTTGAACGTCCGATTCTTTTAGATAAGAAGATGCCTCAGACTCCTGCGGCTTGCTTCTAGTATTCTTTGATGTGACAGCTTCGGCTGCGTTTCCTTTTGACTTTTTCTTAGGCTCGATTTTCCTATCAGATTTGTACAAGTCAATAGCACGGGCAGCAGAACGAGCGTCATCATCATTCTCGTACAGGGCTTCCTGTACCCATTTAGGTTGTTCCGTAGCCCAGTCATGGAAGTCATCACTGTCCCTAATGTCGTCAAAGTCAGGATGCAGTCGCATCAATTCTGCTTCTGCTTTTTCTCGCTTTGCGTTAAACTGCATTTCGTCCACCGCTTTAAATCGCTCTTCCAGAGACTTAGTTTGCTCTTGAGCCTTTTTAGCGGCAATAGTTTCAACAATAGCAGCAACATCTGGATAGCTCCTCGCCCATGCTTCTAGGTCTTCGTCGGACTTGGGTAGCTGCATTTCTTTGCGAGTTGCGGCGTCAAGCTGTCCTTTTAATTCTTCTAGCTGTTTTTTAAAGTCTGCTTCTTTCTCCTGAACGTGACGGCGCAAATCACCATAACGCTTTTTGAAAGTTTTTTCTTCAGAGGAAGTCGGCTCTTCTTCTTTTTCAGTTTCTTCGACTTCACCCTTCTGTTCTTTTAGAAGTTGCTCAAGTTCCTCTTCGTCTTTCTTGATGCGGTCTTCTCTACTATACGGCTTTGACACAAAAGCCTTTTTGGTTTCCGGCTTCATTTCTTCAGCCATAATTGTTTCGTTCATTGATTTCTCCAATCTGGGGCCATCGTAGCCATGCAGGGGGATGGGTAGGCCAGTTAATCTAGCTGTTTAACGTGATGCTAGTCCACGACGCGGTTGCAAGGAACGCGCAGGAGACACGTCAATAACAGACATAATCTCACTGCCCAATACTCTTCCTATTGCCCGAATTTGAGGAGTGCCGATTAGACCGCGAATAACCTCACGATCCTCGTCACTCAAGTTGTCATATCTACGCTGGACCATTCCTTGATAGTCTTTAAGCGTTACTTCTTTAGCCATGAAACTTCCTTTCTTGTGTACAGATATTAGAGATATTTGTCTTTTAGAATATTGAACATATCCCTATAAACTGTATACGCCTTTTTTGGCTTAGAGTCTTTTATGTGCATTACAGCTATATCAATTTGTTCGCCAATCCAACGCCATGTTGGATCACTGACTGGGATGGCTTCAACAATCTTTGGAGCATGTTCATAATACTCTTTAAGTTCGTCAGAGTTTTTACCACCCATATGTTCATCACGAAACTTTCTGAGAATAGTTAGCGTCTCACCATCGTCCTCTTGTCCACGAATTTTTACCACGGCAGTTGTTAAGAAACAGCCGCCACTGTCACTATCGTCATCGTCGCGAACAGAAGTCTGTGTAGGCTTTGACCAATCGTGGTCACTGTCATAGTATACTTGATTGTTTTCAATCTTTGTTGCAGTGCCTTGGTCATCGCGCACACGCTCATCATAGAAGCCATGCTTATTCTCTTGCTGTTGCTTTTCTTCCCTTTGCGTAGCAGCTCTCTTTGCGGCTTCGGCCTCTTCGGCGGCGCGTCTAATTTCATCTTGACGACGAATTTCTGCTTCGCGCTCTCTTTCCTCTTGTCTTTGTCTGCTATACTCACGATCTGCCATAGCTTCAATTTCGTCAGAGGTAAGTGCCGGACTGTCATCCCTGTCTGCCATAGCTTCAATCTCATCAGCGGAAGCAGGGGGACGATCAAAAGGATCACCAGCACTATCCATAACGCGGTCCTCGCGCAGTCTACGCACCTCACTGGCAGGAGTGGGCATAGCCATTGTTTCACCCGTATTGACAATCGCTGGTACAACAGGAGACTGTTCAAAAATAGGTGACTGAGGCTCATCTACTCTTTCAAGAGTAGGTTGTAGCATACTTTGTTCTAACGGAGACAACTGCTGACTTGATGGCACACCAAATGGGTCTTGGCCCAAGGCTTGTGCCATTTCTGCTGTTTTAGTCACACCTGTTCCTGTCGTGTCAGGCACACCTGCTGTACCATAATTATACTCATACAACTGCTGGGCTGTAGGCTTACTTTGTGGGAGACTGATAGTGTCGCCTGTATTAACAAACGCAGGTACAACGGGAGATTGTTCAAAAATAGGAACTTGGGGAGCGCCTGTCGGAATCATAGGTTGCGTGATTGTAGCAGTACCTGTGTCTCCGGTTCCAATGCCGTCTGGACCTGCAGGATACTGTGGACCTTCTGATGTAAAAGTTGTCTGTGGGAAAGGTGTGAAGTCTGGCGCTACTGTGCCGTCCGTCATATCCCGACCCTCAAATCCTAACGCCCGCATTTCATCGGATTGTAGCACTGTGGGAGAAGGCTTGGTCAAATCTGCTTGCTGGAACCTACGGGTTTCTCTTTCTGCTTCAGCTTGCAGCATAAGAGCTTCAGAAAGAGGCTGTCCTTTATACTCAAGTCCTAAATCATCAAAAATTGTTTTAGCTGCTGCAAGACCAATTTCTTTAGAGTTATCACTGAATAGACCTTTTTCATATCCTGTAGACTGCCTAATTTGCTGATTAGCAGCTTCCGTCATATCAAAAAGTTCATTTAGCTTATTAAGTGTAAAATCAGAGTTGCGACTTTGTTTCAAAGTATTATACAAATCTCTCGACATAGTAGCCTGACGGCCCGTTGCCCTATCGGTAATAGTCACGGTATCAATGCCACCTGTTAAAGCACCGATAGCAACCCCAGCCAGACCACCGCCGGTACCCCCAGACATGTCATAAGAAATATCATATGCCTTGCCACCAAAGACCGCTGCGCCTCCCGGTCTATCATCCGGTTCGTCAGATGGATCGTCTTCACGGACCTGTCGCCCACTTGCTGGAACTTCTGTACCTACAGTCGGTGTAGTTTGTGTTGGATCACCTTCATACAGACGATAGCCTTCTGGAATAGGCGTAGTAGGAACACCATCAATAAATGCAATTGTAATCTTTTGCCCTTGATCATTGATGTACGTTTTATATTCTACAGACGGGGGTGATGGAAATAGTTGTTCATAATCTACAGGTGTGCCTCTCTCTTGCCTACGAGTAAAGTATCCACCAGCTTGCATCTCTACCGGCTCTTCCTCATCCATAAGAAGATCACTAATATCAAAAGGAACATTGTCAGGACGAAAAGGCACACCTTCAGGAATTACTGCCTCTTCTGAATTACCCATTTGTCCCATAGCTTCCATACGCGCTAAACCTGCTTTTGCTTCATCTCGCAGTGCCATCATCTTGTCCAATCCATGATACCGCACTACATCTGCTGGCATAACAAACTCACCCTCACTGAGCATTGCTGGAACGTCATCCCGCACTTCTTCTTGCAGGGAACCTGTAGGAACGTCGTTGCCAGACACGGGATCAACAGTACCCCCTTCGTCCCTCATACCACCTTCTTCAAAAAGTTCCATTTGTTTTGCCATGCCACCCTCGTTAAAACCAACAAAACCCAACGGGGTTTCAAAACCAATACCTTTGCCAAACAGTCCTTTACTTTCAGGTTTTCTGACAGTCAACTCTTGCCCCACTTTAATCAGATTAGGATCGCTGATATCGGGATTTAGTGCTAGTAGATCGTCAACAGACATACCCTGTTCACGGGCAATTTTACTAACCGTGTCTCCTTGGCCTACAGTACGCATAGTCCTGTCTGCATCTACTATGGGCAGGTCATTCTGGGGGCTTTCAGGTTTTACAGTAACAGATGGGATAGCGTCAACACGGCTGCCTTGCAACTTAGATCGGGCTGTTGAAAGTGTGTCACTCTGATTAAGATTAATCCGTGACAACTCTATCGCCTCATTAATCATAGAGTAATCGTTTAAGTCGTCACCTAGATACGTGCTTCTTGTACCTTTGTTTTCCATTTTAACAATAGCAGCAACTGCTTTAGCCAAGTTTTCTTGAGTGATTTTGTCTTCACCAATTTCGTCTTTAACAAAACGTGCATATGCCGCAGTTTCATTTTCGCTAGGCGGTGCATACTTTGCAACGATTTTATTAACGTCACCATCAAATTCTTTAATTTTATTACTAAGGTCTACTGCAATAGCGCGTAATCCCATCTCTGGGCTTTCAAAGACGGCAAATCTACCATTTCCATATGTCTCGCCAGTTTCTCCTGCAAAGCCTTGACCAAACTCAATATTGCCCGGATTGTTATATACTGTTGCCATTACTGTTCCTTACTTCGTTTTTAAGATTGGCAAGTCTACGCAAGGCAGTAATAGCACCCTGAGAACGGTAAACCAAAATCTGGTTATCTGCTTGCTCTAACGATTTCTGTTGCACTTCGATTAGTTCGTTAAGATAATCTTCAAAGTGCTTCCATTGCCTATTACTGAATAGGGACTGCATCTTCTGCAGGTAGTCCTTGTTCATTGCCACTAAATCCTTGTTCGCCTGGTACTGGCGCTTGTCCTACGCCGATTGTTCCACCACCTGCACCTGTCGGGTCATTTGCGTCTGCCCCAGCAGGAGGTGCCTCTGCCTGTCCTTGGAAGCCCTTCAAGAGTTCTGCTTGCAGAGCCGCTTCATCCATGTTGTTTGTAACCTTGTCTGGATCAAGATCAAGGGACTTTGCAATCTCGCGAATAATATACTGGAACTTAGCAAAGGGTGCTAGTGCAGGATTACTGGCTACGCCAAGGAACTGCATCAGTCTCTGGCTACGAACTTCATTAGCCATAAGACTTTCTGTGCCTCTTGCCCGTACCTCTAGATCACCACGTATCTCAGGGTCAAAGTCAAATTGCATATTAAACCGGAACAGACCCTCGCCCAAAGGTCGCAGGAGATAGTCATCCACGTTCTTGATGACACTCTTGGTTCCACCAGCGGCAGCATTCATTAGCATGGAAATACCACTAGCGGTACGCCCCACGCCTTGTACGCCCGTCTGTCCATGTGCATAGGATGGGAAGCCTGTACTTTCGTCGGCAAGCACCCGCGCTTTATCAAAGAGCATCATGTTCTCTGAAGACACATTGGGGAATTTGGTGCCAAAGATCGCCTGACCCGGTGCGCCACCCTGACGGCGGAATACCTTGCCCGGATACAGAGCCAAGTCTTGGCCCGGCACTAGGTTGGTCTCGTCTACTTCAACAATCAGATTGCCGGACAATACAGCGTTGTCCACAGCCATACGCATAAAGCCATTCATCAACGTCTGTGTATCGTCCATATTTTCTGCAATGCCAATACCAAAGAAGCTGTACGGATTAAGTTCGTAAGGAGCAGCATGGTACGGGATACGAGATGGACGGAACGGGTTTAGTACAACGCGAAGAAGACGTTCATTACACATCCAGATGTTCGCTTGCAATTCATCGTAGTCTTTCAACTCTTCAGGAATTTCGACACCCTCTTCTTCAAGAATCTCTGTGTCAATCATACCCCAATATTCAAGAACTTCAAACCTGTCAATGCCATGCTCCGGTGCATAGTCAGACAGATCATCTTCCCAATACTTCTTGGTATAGTTCTCACCTTGTTCAATGGCCTCGTCAATTACGTTACCACGGAAATAAGGACGACGCTTGAGTGCGCGTAGCTGAGTACGCGACATCTTGTGACGCTCAATAATAAACTGAGCCTCGTCCATGTTGTTTGCATCTGGGTCAGGATAAAAATTCCAAAGTGAAACATGCGAAACTTGCGGGACAGTTTTCAATACAGGATTGTACTCACCCTCCTCGTCCCAGTTTGGATATTCTTTATCTACAGCAAACGGGCCTTTAATGACGCCCGTTCCAAACAATGACATTTCAAATGCTGTGCTACGCAGATGTTTTGTAGCGCCTGACTCCTCTAGCTGGTCGTGAATTTTTTTCTGCATGGCTTTGGCAGCAATCATTGCAGGGCTAAAGGTAATCGCTGTAGGTGTTACGCCCGGACCTTCTTCAAGATTGTCGAGTTCGCCAAGGTTATCAGACAGAGGACCAAGCATGTCCATCAGAGTTTTTTCTGTGGCACCAGGAGGAAGATCATTGCCGTCTCCAGAAAAACCGTAAGGACTCTGCATACCGTCGCGAAGTTGCTCTGGCTTTTGCGGATCAAAATGTACGTCAGCTACAACACCCTCTGGAAGTTCCGTTGGCTCCACCGAAAGAGGAAAGCGATTGTTTGCAAACAATACATCAACAATCTGCCCATACGCAGCCAGCGTCTTTGTCTTAGTAACCTTAATAAAGACACGAGACTTTTCACTCTCTGTGAACTGAACGTCAGGACCGTATAGCCCACGATAGTTTCGATAAGCACGAAGCCACCGTTCTTCATCTTGAAGGCGGTAGTCTTCTGCTTTCTTGTACAGCCCAGAAATGTGACCAATCAAATTGGATACTTCAGCATCACTGACAGTAGTATCATCACTATCCTCTAGTGCTATAGAGTCTGCTTCGATGGGGATTTCTTCTTCGTCCATGTGTGTTTTCCTTTAATACCCAAAGGTGGAGTCCGCTACCTTCATACCTGTTGATGGTCTGCCGTGCGGGTCGTAGTCAAAAATAGAGAACCTGGGTCGGGACATAATCCCATACCGTAGCGCGTCGTAAAGGTGGTCTTCAGACTTTGTGTCAACGTCCTCTGGATTCTTTTTATCCAAGGGGATGGACGGTAACTGTGATATGACATTTGTGCAGCTATCAAAGAATACAATTCTTGGTTCCTCTGTAAATTCGTCAATCTGTAAACGTCGATGTAACTCGTTCTTACCTGCTACACGACTTCCCCTACTTCTATCCGAAGGACGCCAGCGACATCCCCTACTAATCATTTGTTCTGCGAGACTAGGGCCAGTATCGCCACGCTTATGCCAAAGACTACTATCAAGTACACCGTACTTAATGTTTCCATCCCCAGCTTCAAGGTCAAGAATTTGGTCGGCCAAGTCTGTCGCCAGTACCTTTGAAACGTAATGCTCGCGATATACAATAAGTTGCTCGCTAGGACTAACAGCAAACCACAGAACGCCACTAAATGAACCGTAGCCATAATCGCAAGCCCTAAACTTAACCCAATTACTAGGAATGGTAAAAGGCTCAACCACGTGAAGATCACGATTAAACTCTGTAAAAGCCGCACCTTCTTTGATATCCCAATCACCTTCTAGAAGTTGCCGCCTTTGTTGTTCAGGAAGCGATAGAAGCATAGCTTCGTAGTCGCCTGTTTCAGCAAGGTATGGATTATCTGTAAGACGTGCTGGTATAAACCGCCGCTTAAACAGTGCTTTTCCTGCCTTGGAATGCCCAGCAGGATAGCGTAAAATTTCTCCGGTTTCAGTGTCCGTGGCATCAAACGACTTATTGAATGGCGCAGGATCAATGAACATCTTCTTGACCCAATGATGCCCCCGTCCTCCGGGGTTTGTTGTTGCCCGCATAAAGATAGGCAAATCAGGGGCAGTGGAGCGTAGACGAGATCGCATATAGTTCCATGCGTATGGGCTTGCCCATTGTGTCAACTCGTCAAAGCCTATCCAGCTAAATGCCAGACCCTGATAACGAAGCACGTCCTCATCCCTGTCTAGATAGGACATCCACAGCCTCGCTCCAGATGGCGCGGTCCACTGCATCTTTCTTTCTGACCACTTGATACCAAGCCATATCTTCGGATACAACTCTTGTGACTTAAAAATAAGTTCACGAAGTTCTTCTGTTGTGTGGCGAAGTAGCAACCCACTAAATTGTGGATGGCCCATGTATCGCAGGGGGTCAGCTAACATAGCGTAGCTTTTGCCACCACCAGCGGAGCCGCCATATAGGACTTCTCTTTCACTGGCAGCTAGGAACTCCGTCTGTGGTCCAGCATTAGGCTTGAACAAGACGTTGGCATGTTCCTCAATAGAACTCTCTACAGGTTCTGTAACCTCAATTTGCGGACTTTTTACGCTTGGCTCCAAGGCGGGTTTCTTCGATTTCTTTCGCCTTGGCGATTGCCTTTTCCGCATATTCTGCCCACTTGCGGATGCTTGCAGCTTGGTCCTTACGCTGTCGCTCATGTTCTAATCTTTTCCTCAAACCTACATGTGAGATAGATCGACCAGAATTTGCAGACAACCAATTTGCCACTTCCCGATATGAATACTGCTTCACATGCTTTCTTGCAGTCTCTAGTAAATCTAACTCCTTTGGGATAGGGATCAGGATGTCGGGGTCATCCTCGTCTGCCCTGTAACCAAAAGGTATTGTACGCGCAATGCGTGGGACAGGTACCCACTCATCTTCATCCTTTATGTCCGTAGGCTGTGGTAGTTTAAAGTAACCGGCAGTCCTAGTCATCGTCCTCAACAACTGCCTTTGGTGGCATCAGCATTACACCACCACTTGCCTCTACTTGCATCTTCTCAGTCTTTACTAGACCAGTGCGGTCAAGCAGTTCTTTAGCAGCAGTCATCTTGTCACGGATACCCAACTGTGTTGGATCGTCCAGCGCACCTGACATAGCCACTGCAGCCTTTGGTGCATTACGTGCCATGTACATCTGAGTGGCGTCAAGGATTTCTTCCTTCAAGCCTTTGATAATTTCTGTTGTAGAACTGTTTTCAGAATAACCAGCAAGACGCTTCGCCAGAGGCACATCGCCGTTGGCCTCATCAAAAAGCACCTCAAGGAACTTCTGCTGTCGCTCTGTTAGTTGTCGAGCCATTGTCTCTCTTCCTCAGTATAGGGCCACATTATTTTTTACTTTCATGTCCCATCCAGATAGCAAAGGCACCTGTCATTGCACCCATGACTACTGAAACAAATCCTGCCTGAACAGCAGTGGGCTGCTCCAAATACATGAACCATTCAGCACAGCGCCATGCCATAATACTAAACAAAATTGTCATCAAACGCGGAAGAACTTTCCACTCCATAAATTTATCTGCTGCCACTAGTTCTTCCTCTCCGTGTTCCGTCTCTTGGGGGCGTAGGTCTACTACGTCCTAACATTCTATCAGCAGCCTTCCTCGCATTTTCCATTCTAGTGCGCTCTACAGGAGATAGCGTTTTCCGCCTTAGTGTTGTTGCTTTTGATACTTGTGCGCGGTTTCTTTGTTGCTGATTAAATCGACGCTGTGCTTCGCGCATCAGATTGTCCATACGTCTTTGACGGGCAGGATCAGGCGCAGGACCTGGCATGGGTGTGAGACCACGAACAGGGCGACCTTGTGATATGCCAGCAGTTGGCATTGTAGGTTGTACTGGAAAACCTGCTCTACGACGTTGTTGACGCCGTACTCGTTCTAATAGTTTTGCATTTCGTGTTTCAAACTCGCCCCTATTTCTAGCGGCAATGTCACGAAACCGTGTTGCATTTTTTCTTTGAAATTGCATCCGTTGTTCTGGTGTCATCCGCTCCATAGCCGCTTGCATTTGACGCATACTTTTAAAGCCGCCAGCTTGCGCGATTTCTCTATCTGTTTTTCGACCACGACCCGCACCACGACGGTTAAGCCTTATTTCTGCAGGTGAAAGTCGCCTTCCTCCAAGAGTGGGAACGCTCCCACCAGGATGCAATTTTTTTGTCTTGGTAGTTTTCTTTTTCTGAGCCATCAGTCATTTTCCTTCATCTTGCCAATCTTCTCTACAAGATTGGTAATTGTCTTGGCATCCTCTGGGCGTTGCTTGAACCTTCCCATGAGATACGTAATCAACATTGGAATACCAATAACCGCAATACCGATTGCGATAACCAGTTCAAACGCATGTGCCAAAAGTTGGTCAAAGGCTACAAGCATTGCTTGCCACGGATTGTCTACTTCTTTTATCTGTTCTGTACTCAAACTCTTATCATCCTCAACTAGTGTAGCACCGGCTATCGCCCCACCTGCTGTTACAGCACCTATGGCAATAGGATTGGTGGTAATCAAAGCAGTACCCATTGCAGCACCAGTAGCACCACCGGCTGTAGCCACATCAGAAAAGTCTATTCTACCACACCCTGTAATTAAAGTCAATATCAAAAGTAATGATACTAGTCGCATTATGATCTCCGAAACTGCGCGGTCTTCTTGGCTATTTTCTTGGGTTGTTTGACGAACTGCTTACCGGCTCGTGAACCTTCCCTTTTAGCTTTGGTCGTAGCCGCATATTCCTGTGCAGAGAGCGACTTGATAGCTGCTGCCGGTAGATACCTCTCTCCAGTCTCACTGGATTTTTTGCCACTCTTAGTTCTCCAATCTTGTTTGGTCCAACTCTTTAGGCTCTTCTGAGATTTTGCTAATGACATTACAATTTTCCTTGTGCGTGTAATGCAAGCAGTACAATACAAGCTAATATGACCATACCTAGAATAAGCAAAAACGTAATGATAGCTACTTCAAAATAATGCTTGCGTTTACGTATGCGTTCTTCTTCAGCCTCACGTCGGGCGACACGCGCCTTTGCCTGAAACTTCTGCCAATCGTGCCACAAACCCGGACGACCTGCGTAAATCATAATAGTCTTTAGTTGTTCTTCTTGCTGGCGAATCTTCTCAAGAGCCATGAACTCTTCTAGATCAGAGCCACCACCCTTCTTCTGGGCCTTTTTCTGTAGCTGTTCCTTTGCGCCTACAAAGTTGGCAATTGCACTACCAGCGTCTGCAATCTCTTTGCCATTCTGGATGGCAGTCTTGATAACGCTAAACGCTGCATTTGCTGCCGCCAATTCCGCTAACATTAGTACACCTTCGTATCCTTACTCACCAGTTTTGGTAGGCAATAAGCAGTTATCTTTTGTCCCTGCCTATGTAATGTTTGTGCATACCACACACACTCGTTCAAGTTACGAAAGTACATGTCCTTGCTGACTAGCCTCTCGCCCTCTCCTATTCCTACATAGACGAACAGGAGAAACACGTGAATCATTTTACCTGTAGCCGCCCCCTTTGGCCTTATATTGTTTTGCCAGCATCTGGGCTTTACGCGCCGACCACTGGCCTGGATTACCACCTTTGCCACCCGCTTTAATTCTATTGAACAGGTTCTTTCTCATTGTTGGCTTAGTGTAGTTGCCAGCTTCGTTAACTCTAGATTTGCCCGGTGTCGAACCGCCTTTCGCAAGGCCAACCTTTCCAGCCGGTTTCTTTTGCGTTCTAGCCGGTGAGGCTTTCTTTTTAGCGGGGGCTTTCTTAGAGACACGTACCATCTCCTATCTCCTTAGAAACTTGTAGGTTGGTAATGTTCTTCGCCGGAGACAGTAACATGAAAGTCTCCACCGGTTTCTTCAAAACCAACAATCTTATCGCCGGGACGCAGGGCCAGATAGTCACCGCCCTGAAGAATATCTTCTAGACTGTTGCCCGATACACTATGGTCGTCCACTAGAAAATGGTATGTTGATGTATCATTTTCATACCATTGCAGGCTGTATTTCTTTGTGCTAGTTGCACCGCTAGACACATGAATAAACTTCAACAAAGATATAAAATGACTAGGACACGTGTATATGACATCTCCGCTGGCACCCCCTGCCGTTGCAGTAAGGTCTTTAGCAGCCGTAAAAAACTTGGCGGTTTCTAGTGTTGCCATTAGTCCTTATTCCAATTCAAGACAGCACGATGCCTACGCCAAAACCAATTACCAACTTTAGTAAACGGTTTGCCGATAGCCAAAAGGGACAAGCCAAGCGCACTAACCAAAGTGCGTCTTAACTTTGTTCCTCTTGTTGACATTCTTTTTATGCTGGCCTGGACGCCGTTTCTTACGCTTTGTATCCAACTTCGCCATGCCAATTTGTCTAGCCATAACATTTTACTTCTTTTTCTTAGCTACTGCACCGCCACGCATCATCTTCTTTTTAGCTACGCCACCGCGCATCATCTTCTTCTTGGCGACTTTTGCCATGCCACCACCACGCATCTTTTTAGACGCTACTTTAGTTTTGCCGCGCATCATTTCGGAGTCTCCTTCTGTCCAATACTAGGCTGTCATATACTTCTTCTGGGAAATGTTCATAGTACCCAGACTTCTCTAAACTTAATGCCGCATCATCCAATGGCGACAATCTTTGCACAAATACCATGCAATATTCTAGTTCGTCACTAGTTATACCAGAATTTACTAAAAAGTCAAGCCCTGCATCTACAGCATCGTAGTCAGGGTGAAATACCATAAGGTGCATATCCAGACCAGCAATCGACAGTGCTTCATTCATACCGTCACACCAGCCGTCAAGATAATCCATCTCTGGCATATCTTCTTCAGCCCATACTACAATGTCGTAGTCGTGGCTTTCAAATATCTTTGTTTCGTAGAGTAGACCTTCAAGTCCAGTGTTAATACTGAAAAGCACCTTGTCGTCAGCCCACGCCTTTGCGGCATAGGGACAAGGTGGCAGACCATTGAGTTTTACATTAGGTATTTCGAGGAAGTCACGAGACCACAGACGGATGTCTGCTTCTATCGGGTGCATTAGCTTTTGCCAGTAATCCTCTGGTATGCTTCCATACCTTTGGGACCACTAGCCTTCAATGCTTTGAGACCGGGATTGTCTGTCACAGAACCACCGGTAGCGTACATGTGCTTCTTGCCGTTAGCCATGCCACCGTCCATCATCTGTGCCTTCTTCATTTTTTCCAATTTACTTTTGGGCATGGAGCCAATACCGATAGACACAACTGTTACCTCATCTTTTTTCTTAGCCATTAATATTTTCCTTTACGTGATTTGGGGCTAGACTTCTTACTGCCACTTGGCCCTTTCCACAAATGACGACATGCCCAGTATCGGGCCGTCATCTTGTCATTCGCTGTGTCACACTTATGCCGCGCACGGAATGACTTACGTGCAGCGTCACTATAGTTGTGTCCATAACCTGTGGCACCAAAGTGGATCAGCTTAACCTTGTCACCCTCTTTGGCAAGCACCATCATCTTCTTACCTTCACGGTTAGACTTGATGGGCTTGTTGTAACCGGGAAATGTTGTACCACGGTATTCAATACTCACGTCGGTACCCCTTTCGGATTAGAACATTTAAAGTGAAACTGCATAGGTACAGGCATGGTGTGCATCAACGCCTCTACCATTTCTTGTACACGTGCGTAACACTCTTTGCGGGTTTCATATGGACCCCACTCATCCGTGGCTTCAATACATGCCCCAGGATCGGCAGACCCTATAGCACAAGCCATTACCATTGCTTTAAACATCATCTGTGTCCTTCCATCCCTCTGCCTTCATTGCTTCTTCCACATGCTTCAGAGAAAACGGACGACCATAATGTGCCTCCACAGCTTGTCTTACATAGAAGACATCACTATGGGGGATATGAAGATTACGTAATGTGTTCGTCTTGATGGCCTCATAGAATGCCTCAAGCACATTGTCTGTGTACAGTTTTACAGATTTCTCTTTCATTGTCAAGTAACTTTTTGTGAAAAATACAAATAGGTCCACTAGGGGTTTACATTAGATGGTAACATTAAATGTCTTTATCATCTTTTTTTAATATCTAATGATCCATTATATGTTATAGTTATACCATAGATCACAGGTTGTTGTCAAGCAATAAATCAGTAGTTGAAGCAATTAAATGTGTTGACACAAGAATATGTAACCATTCCTATGTATAAAATCATTGTATGTTGCACAAGTGGTTAACACTTAATTTTCCCAATCTGTGTGTTTCTGTGTATATGTACGTACCGTACCCTGGGGGTGGGCCTGCCCGACCCGTCGCATGGGGAACAAAAGGTGAACGATGCTGCAAAATTCGTAAGCATTGCCTGCCAATCCTTTGTATTCATTCAGTTTAGCAACAGATAAGCTGTCAGTTGACCTAATAAGTTGACTGGAAAATGGTTAACTACACCGATTGCACAAAAAATAGGCAGGATGGTGCATAAAAAATAGGCATCCCATGCTACACATTATTATATATATACCGCCGCGTCAAAATGTTGACACATACCCTGTCAAATCTTTGACAAATTTTTTATTGCTTTCCGTTTTGCTACATGCCATTCTCTAACCATCGAAAGCGACGACGCTCTGCCAACGGTAAGACAACCCGCTAACGATAGATCGAATGAAAGAGCATAAGCGCTACGGCAACCTTGCTAGATCAGAGACTAAAAAAAGAGTTGACTAACCGAATACACCGAATTAGAGTAAAGAGACTGAAACGAAACGAAAGGACGCGAAAGGCAGACATTCAAACAAAGCTAGGTTTTCGTCACCAGCAATAGGCCCAAACGCACCCAAAAGGTGTAGCCATGAACGACGACGGATGGAAACATGACATCTCCGTGGGTGGTATAGACCATAATGCACTGGAAGTGCGCCTAATTACCTGACCTACCCTAACGCTTATTCCGATTGCAGGGTCAAACCAAGGCGAGAGTATCGGGTAGGTCGGAGAGTGCCAGGACGGGGGTGGACTATGCCGCGTGACGGGTATGCCACATAGAAAGCCCCCATTCTTTATTCAATAACCAACCAAGGGGTGACGATATGTCATACAATCTTATTGGGGTTGGCAGTAATGCCAAAACTGTGAAGGGTGATGGGTCAGAGTACATGACAGGTATTATGTACCTCAAGCCCTTCAAGACTATTATTGAGGGCAAGACATTCAACGTGTGTGCATTGGCTGAGAAAGCGCAGTGCCACAAAGGGTGTCTAGCATCTGCTGGGCGAGGTAAAATGTCCAGTGTTCAACGTGGGCGGGAACGTAAGACGGTTCTGTATCAGACTAACCGCATTGCGTTCATGGACGCGCTGATAAACGACATCACTATTTTCCGCCGTAGGCAACGCAAGAATGGTGTTCAACCATGTGTGAGGCTCAACGGCACAAGCGATATTCAATGGGAAAAGGCTGGCATCATGGAGCAGTTTCCCGATGTGCAGTTCTACGACTACACAAAAATTGTGGCGAGGGCTTACAAGCCAATGCCTAGCAATTATCATCTCACATTGTCATACAGTGAGGCTGATCCAAAGTATGCCGAAGAGGTACTGCAAGCTGTGCGCGATACAGGTATCAACGCGGCGGTAGTATTCCGTGACCGGTTGCCTGAGACATTCAAGGGTTTCCGTGTCGTGGATGGTGACAAGGATGACTTGCGCTTCCTTGATCCGCAAGGTGTGATCGTGGGCTTGTTAGCCAAGGGTGACGCCAAGAAAGACGACACCGGATTTGTAATTGACGTAGACGGCAGGTTCTAGAAAGTGAGGGCAACATGACTATCACAACACATACGCTAAAGTTTGAGAAGCGTGACCATTATGGTGAGATCAGATTTTATCCCATGTGTCCGAAGGCACAGTTTCTGTGTAATCTTTCGGGCAGGAAG